ATTAAGTTTTCAACAGTTATTTTTGCAGTCTGGTCGGTTTCTTTTGCCACAGTTACAATCGCCGAGGAGTTTAATATGCCAAGCGGCTGACCTGCACCGTTGCCGTTTAGTATGGTATCATCGATTTTGAAGCCAAATTCCTCTGCAAAGCCCTGCGTAATTACACTTTGAAGGGCGGTCGCGTCCTGTAAAAGTTCGTCCGTAGCATAGCATAACCCTGTCAGCTTTTTAAGAGATAAATCCATAGTCCTGAATTTAGGCTTTGAGGAAATCAGCTCATCCGCCTCATTTTCCCAATAAGTTTGAATACCGCCCCATCTTGCACCGTTTACGCGAGAAGAATCGTCAAGGGCATTTATTTTCAGAGCATTGGCGTTTGTGGAAATGGGTATTCTTTTACACCTGGGTGCAAGGATTCCCGTTTCAAAGGTATGCTTTAAAAGCTCACTTGCAAAATCTGTCTGCACCAAAAACCCACCGTCAGAGGGAACGCTTTCATTAGCTCCGCTTGCAGAGTTCATAAGACGCTCGTCAACCATGGGTCTGTTCGGCTGTGCAGCGTTATATACGGCTTTTAGCTGCTCGCCAAGGTTTGTAAATTTGCTTATATTGTTTTGCTGTGGATTATCACCCTTGTTAACGGGCATATCAACAGGCGCTGAGTCTTCCAAAAGCTCTGCCATTTCGGAAATAGTATCGTCCCAACGGGAAATCTGACTTTTCAAATCAGTAAGTGTTGCTTTTTCCTCATTGCTCAGCGGTCTATCCTCTTTTCCAACCGTATCAAGCAACGTTTGTGCTTGATTTTTAAGTTCGTTTCTTTTGCCCATCATGGCAAGTAATTTTTTGTTCATAATCTGAATTCCCCCTTTAAATAATTTCAAATTCGAGTTTTAGGTTTTCTATTTCATTTATATATGTTTTATCCTCCGGTGCCGGTTCAGGTGGTTCTGCCTTTGGAAGTTTTGCAAGTAATGAATTAAACACTACCCTACGCCCAAAAATAAAGGAATCCAAAACATTATCAGTTTCAGGCTCCTTATCGGTGTATAAGATTTTATCGGCAAATCCAAGTTCAACGGCTTTTTTAGCATTCATCCAGGTTTCATCAGACATCAGTCTTGATACTTTTGCCCTTGAAATCCCTGTTTTTAAGGAATATGCGTTTATGATACTTTCCTTACATTCCCTTAAAACAGCTTTTGCCTGCTCCATATCATTTTCGTTCCCCATTGCAATGGTCATAGGATCGTGAATCATAAGCAGGCTTGTGGGTGACATATATACAAAATCGCCCGCCATAGCAATAACCGACGCAGCGCTTGCTGCAATACCGTCAACCTTAATGGTTACCTGTCCTTGATGTTCTTTTAAAGCAGTGTATATCTGTGAACCCGCCACCACATCTCCACCCGGCGAGTTGATCCATACGGTTATGTTTCCGCCACACTTTGCAAGCTCACTCATAAACAGCTTTGGTGTTACCTCATCGCCCCACCAGCTTTCGGATGCGATTTCGCCGTCAAGACGCAGCACATTTTCACCGTTTTCCGTTTCGCTGAAATTCCAGAATTTACGCATTGTTTTCATCACCTCCACCTTGCGCAGCATTGTTTGCGCTTACCATGTTTCCGTTAACCAAATATACATCTCCTCCTTGGTCATCGGGGATAGGATTCATATCTTCAAGCTCGCGTATGTCGTTGGCCGAGTACCATCCGTTTTGTCTGCCAACCGCATAACCACTCATTCTTGCCGAAAAATCACCCCTCAAAAGACCGTCAACATTAAACTTTGCAAAGTAATCATTTCGTTCATACTCATTTAAAAGGCATAAATTAATGGCCTGTTCCCACCGAACAAGCCACGGTCTTAAGGTATGGACAACATAGTCAATCGATTGGTGCTCTATATTTGAAAATGTACTCCGTGTCAGATCACCCACCAAATGGGGCGGCACACGAAAGAGGCGGCATATCTCATTTAACTGAAACTGCCTTGTTTCCAAAAACTGTGCATCCTTTTGCGGCATACCTATTTCATGGTATTTCATACCCTCTTCCAAAACTGCTACTTTATGAGCGTTATTTGCACCCTTATATACAGTCTCCCAGGACTCACGCACCTTGCTTGGGTCCTTTATAGTGCCGGGGTGTTCTAAAACTCCGCCCGGTCTTGCACCATTGGCAAAGAATTTATTGCCGTAAACTTCGGTTGCTTTGGCAAGACCGATAGCTTCTCTTGCAACAGCAATGGGTGATAACCCTGTCATACCGTCGAAACCGATACCCCCGATATGAAGAATTTGCTCTCTTTTTAAAGGTAACATTTCACCTTTATCGTTGGTGTAGGTGTAAACCCTCTCATTACTTTGATTTTTTGTAACTGTCATACGGGAGGACAAAAGTGGGTAAAGGCTTAAAATCTGCCCATGTTTATCTCTAATAACCTGCGCATACGCATTCCCCCAAAGCAAAAGATTTGTCATCATGGCCTCTTTAAACGCAAAAGCCGTCATCTCCTCGTTCGGACTATCGTGAATCAGATAGTATAACGGGTGGTCGATAGCTTTTTCCTTGCCTCGGGGAAGGCGTTTATATAAAGGAAGTGGCAGGCTTGCTATATCTTCAGCTATAACTCTGACGCAAGCAAAAACACCACTTACTGTTATAGAGTTTTCCTCCGATACATACATTCCCGAAAGGGAAAGAGGATTAATATCCTCGCCTTTTACAAATTCCTCATATGTGCTTTGTGTGATGTTTTTTATTCTTTTATTTTTATTAAACCATTTCAAAATTTCACCTCCACCCTTCTAGATAATGACGAGGCCGCGTTCATCATAGACACTTCCGGTTATACCGCCACCAATGGTTGCCCTTGCAAGTCCCATTATAAGAGCTACCACACCATCAATCTTCTCTGTTGACTTCTTTTTATTAGGTTTAATGTTTCCTGCGGCGTCCTGATCTACAATTACGTTTGTCATATTCCAGTCGAGAACCGGGTGCTTGCCGTGACGGATTCTGCCTTCCATAACAAATTGGTAAAAGTCCTTTGAGGGTGGCGACATACTAATAAACCCTTGCCCAAACGGAAAAACCACAAAGCCGTGTTCAGCTCCCAGCTCTTCAAGGTCACGTCGAATTTTCTCGGCGCCGTAACGGTCATAAGCAATTTCGCGGATACGGTAGCGTTCCGATAACTTGGCAATGAAAGCCACAATGTAATCATAGTCCACCACATTACCTTCGGTGGTATAAAACACTCCTTGCTTTTTCCATACAGCATAAGGAACATGATCGCGTCGTGTCCGCAGGTCAATAACATCCTCCGGCAGCCAATAAAAAGGCAGCACCGTATACTTGGTATCGCCGCTCCCCGGCGGGAACACCAGAACAAGTGCGGTAAGGTCACCTGTACTGGATAAGTCCAAACCGCAATAACAGTTACGCCCCTCGTAGTCTTCCGGGTTTAAGACTTCACCACAGGTATCCCATTTATCCATCGGCATCCAGCGTATATCGGCATTACACCATTCATTTAACCTAAACTGCCGGAAATGCATCTCCTCTGCGGGGTTCTGCTTTGCCTGTTCGTATGCTGCCCGCACAGTCTCGAAAGGAATAGTTACCCCAATGGAGGGGTTAACCTTGCGCCATACAGCTTCGTCTTCCCAGTCGTCACCCTCCTCAATTCCAAAAACGGCGGGATAGAAGGCTGGGTCGATCTTCGAACCATCTATAACAGCTTTAGCTTTGCAGTGAATTTCATAGCAAATAGAAGTTTTATCCCTTCCGGCTGTGGTGATAAGAAAGTATAGCGGTTGCCGTCTGGCATCACCTGTATATTTTGTCATTGTATCAAAAAGCTCTCTGTTCTGCTGGGCAAACAACTCATCAAAAATGAGCCCTGATACATTAAAGCCCTGCTTTGACTTTGTTTCGGAGGACAAAACCCTGTAAAAGCTGTTCGTGTGGTTAAAAATTATTCTCTTAGTGGACGGTACGAGTTTGGACAGCTTCATCAAATCCGGGCATTGTTCGACCATTGCCTTGGCGGTGTTGAATACAATACTCGCTTGATTAATATCAGCAGCACAGGAATATACTTCGGCTCCG